TTAACAAGCATAATAGTATCTGAGAAACCAGATAATATCTTATTGATTATAAAGGCAGGATACTTTTTAATCCACTCTTTATCTTCAGACTTCATTAAGTCCTTCTTAGTAAAGTTTATGGAGTTTAAATATTCTTTTAATTCATAGCTCATTTAAATTTAACTTGGGACATAAGTTCAGTTAAACAAGCTACTAAATTAATTTCTTGGTCTGCAACAAAAGCAGACTTGTATTGATAATCAGCAATGATTAATACAGCATGAGGTATCGTTTCTGGTTGTAGATTGTCATACATACTATCATATATTTTACGAAAGATTTTAACTGGATCATTATCAAGATTATTGACAACCCATTTTCTCATATCACCAAACTCTTTACTTTTAAGATGTGATACTAATGTCTTTAAGTTTTCATCAGATACATTAACAAGTATGCCAGCGTCAATAGAACCACTTACTGAATATCGTTGCAACTCATTAATGAGTTTTCTAAAGTCTGGGAAATGTTTCTTGATTAATTCTGCAAGGACCTTTTCTTCATAGTCCACATTTTGTTCTTTGAGAATATATGTTGCTCTTTCAAATAGTTTAGTAGCAAGTTTACCTTTGTCTTTAGGATTAACTTTAAATTCTATATTTGAAAATCTACTATGTAACGGATCAATCAATCTATTCTTAAAATTACAAGTAAGAATAAATCTACAGTTGGCATGAAACTCCTCAATAAAACCTCTTAATGCAGGTTGTGTAGATTGAGGATTTAAATAATCTGCCTCATCAAGTATTACAACTTTTTTACCACCTGATAGTGATACAGTAGAAGCAAAGTTCTTAATCTTGTTTCTTAATACATCAATGCCACCTTCTTCGGAACCATTAATCATAATCCAATCACAGTTCATCTGCTCACATAATGCTTTTGCAACTGTGGTCTTACCGATACCTGGTGTACCTGATAATAATAGATTGGAGAGTTCACCCTTCTTAATAAAGGATGAAAATAATGTCTTTAATGATGATGGTAATATACAATCATCTATCGTCTTAGGTCGATACTGCTCGACCCATAAAAAATCTGTACTCATAATTCACCTTATTCACAATTTAAAAATTAAAATTATTTACTAATAGAGCTATCTGGCTCTAATGCTATCCAGTATTGAATAGGTAACTTTGTATTTTGAAAATGAGATATAGATTTTGAGGATACAGAAACATCATAACTACCTGGTATCATTTTCATATTTTCTACTTTGAAATAGAAAGTATAATCTGCTGTAGCGCCTTCGCCCACAACGATATCAAAATTATTTGATGTGTCATTCTTTTTATCACATACTTTTAATACAACATCACCACCTTTTTCGCCTACTAATGCAAGGTCAGGTGTTTTAAGTATTGAAGCCATCTTTAATAGTTCTTTTAGATTTGATTCTGTTAAACTAAAAGTTACATCTGCTTCTGGCATATTAACTGGTTTAGTCGGTGATACTATTACTGATGGGTCAGAATAAAAGTATTTTGCTTTTGACTTACTGCCTTCTGAAGCAATCGTCATAAATTTATCGTGTAGTGATATCTCAGGTTTGTTTAGACTTGATACTACAGATAAAAATTCAGTAAGGTCATAGATGCCAAACTCTTTTTCAAATGATTCTGAAATAGTTGCTTTGGCAAATATGTTTCTCATAGTTGAGATTGTAGATAATTCAGTACCTTCTTTAATTAAAATGTTTGTATTAATTTCAGAAAAGTTCTTTAGTATATCTTTTGTATTTTCATTTAGTTTCATTATATATCTTTCAATGTTTGTTGTTGTGTTTATTATATCAAATTTAAAGGGCCTTGTCAAGCAAGGCCCTCATTTATTTTTCTACGATATTTTGATAGTCTTAGGTTTCTTTTCCTCAGGTACTATCTTTTCCAATTCAACACGAAGCATTCCATCTTTCAATTCTGCACCGTTTACAACTACCTCATCAGCAAGTGTAAATCGTTTTGTGAATTGTCGTTTGGAAATACCTCTATGAACGGACTCTTTGCCTTCGTCTTTACCATCTTTTTCAAAAACTGATTTAATAGTTAGTTGACTATCAGCATATTCAATTTCAATATCTTTTTTATTGAAACCTGCAAGTGCCATTTCAATCTGCCAATTAAGATTATCAATTTTATTAATGTTATAAGGTGGGTAAGATTGGTTTTGACTATGTGTAAATTCTAGTGTGTTACTAAAATGGTCAAAGATGTTATCGAAACCTACAGCGTAAGGTCGTAGGTCGTTCCAAATAGATAAGGTTCTATTCATAAGTATTTCTCCTTTTAAGCGAGTTAATAATATGATACCTCACAATGAGCGTATCATTTTTATTTATAATAGTTTATTACTTTAACTATAAAAAAGGGCAGTTTTTTATAAGGATATACTGCCAAACCTTTTTATATCGGTGCCTTTGCGGAAGACACTCTACCTCTAAATACCAGGGCTTACGAGCTGCCTGATACTACTATTTATACGATAAAGTACTCTTACTGGTTAGAGTAAGCGTAAACTTGTTTACCGTATAAAGCTCTGATACCAGCAGCAACGATTTCAGAAGTATTACCTTTTAATACTTTTTTCACGCCTGCAGCTAAAATTGCTTTAGTAGGTGTACCTAAACGGTATGAAGTGCCGTTTGATGTTTGATTAATATACACCATATGTCCTTCAGTTCTTAGTTGATCTACCATCGCTCTCGGTGATGTTAAATCAAATCTAGTTCTTAAAGTAGACCAAGTAACTGATTTACCTTTGTTTAAGAGATTCAATACTCTCTCTTTTTTTGTTAGCTTTTTTGTAGCCATAATATATAAACTCCTTCAAGTTTTGTTGTCGCCGTGTTTATTACATTATATGATATGGGCAACTTGTTCATATCAAGTAATTCTTTTATTCGCTTCGCTCTTTTAATCGTTTCTCTTTAGCACAGCGTCTTATGTTCTCTTTGTGTTTTCTTGCTTTCTTTAGTGAAGGTTTTTCAAAGTTTTTTCTTTCTCTCAACTCTTTCATTAGACCGTCTTTTTGCAATTTCTTTTTAAGGACTCTCAATGCTTTCTCAACATTATTGCCTCTTACTTCTACTGTTATTGTCATATGTATTTCTTCATGTAATCAACTAACCAAGGATTATCTACTAGTACAGCAGTTAAACCATTTGATATTGTGTTTACAGTTTGTTCCTCTCTATCACCCAATGTTTCAACTAATCCATATTGATATACGATACCGTGTAGTATCTCATGTAATAAAGTATTCACTCCGTGTACACTAGGTATTGTTGATTCTTTTAACCCAATCTTTCCTGCTAACTGAAAAAACTCACCTTGTGCTTCTTCGGTACTGGCAAAACTATCTGGCCAAAAATCAAATTGATAATTGACATATCCTATTTTGATTGAGTTCGGTAACTCTTTGTTTGATTGTTTAATTTGTTTCATATCTATATGGTAACATATTTTTTATTGGTTGTCAAGCTACGATATCTTTAATGTTTTTATACATATGTTCCAATATATAAAAATTTTTAAAATAAACTTCGTATGCTTGATGAGTATTACTAAATCTATATTGTACATTATCCCAATAAACTTTAGGTTTTATTCCAGTAAATTTTCGGCAAGTTTCAAATACTACTTTATCTTCAGCCCAATTACATTTTCTTGATACTACATATAACCTTCTAATCTTTTCTAATCCTTCAATTATTAAAGATTCTAAATGTCCTTTTTTTCTCAAAACATGGAATCTATTATCTACATATTCGGTAGTTTTTATTTCGTAATCCCATCCTTTTGTAACATATCCCATATTTAATGGTCCGCCAGTATCATAATGTTTTTCTATTTGTAAATCAGGCACACCACCGCCCCTAACTTTTCCAAATACTTGTTCTTCAAAGGTGTGTCCTGCTGCTTGGTCGCCTCTTTTCGTTAAAGGTATTTCGTGCCCCAAGATTTTCTCCGAGACACGATTTTCAAACTGCACAATTGATGAATATGTATTCACTATGCTGCTTTCATAAATTTTTTAGTTAGTCTACCTCTGATAACCTTTTGTGAAGCTTCAGGCAAGTTTTCTAGTTGTTCTAAAAGACTTGATCCTTCTTCACAAATTACATATCTTGATGAGCGACTTGAAGCAAACTTTTGAATTTCACTAATAACATTTTTACCATAGTTTTGTTTATTAAGACAAAAAAGTAAAAATGCTGACATAGAAATATTATGTTTTATAAGTAAAGCACCAATTTTAGAAGATTCTATATCTTCTCTTTTTATTGTTGCTACTTTCGTAGACTTCTTTTTTAAACTTGTATTTTGAACCATAATATATTTCACCTCTCTTTCATTATTTAATTGTTTAATTTATTTCTTGCTTATATGGTATCATGTTTTTTCTTTTTTGTCAAGCGTAGTAAAAAATGGGCTGTGGTTGAGTATCGCAACTGATTCTAACCTCAATTAAGTATGTTAAACTAGTATAACTCTCATACACCCATGAAAGAAAAGAGAAGGCGTTGACTAGACGCCCTCTCACTACATTATGAAATAGATTTTTAGTAATTAACATTACCGTCCTCACTATCATCGGAATTCACTTCTTCTTCGACTGGATTTCCCCAAGTGGAGAT